TATAAAGGAAGTTTAGTATGAGTGAACGAATTAAAGAATTGATTGAACAAGTAGGGACCGACGTAAGTGGTAAATGGATGAACGTTGATAATTCAGAAAAATTCGCCGAATTGATTGTTCGGAAATGTGCTGATATTGCTGATACTGCGGAACCATTCCTTGCTTCGGATTTAATTAAACAACATTTTGGAGTTGAATAATGACAAGAGATTATAAAAATTTACAATATATTTTAAACAAAACACCAGATGAATTATATGAGTGGTGGAATACATTAGATGATGAGGATCAAGCATATGCTATGGAAATTATTGTAGAATATCGTAAAATGCTAGATGAACCACTAGTAGAGGATTTGTCTTTAGCATATAGTGTACTAAAACAGTTTATGTTATAATGCCAACACTAGCAGAATATTTTAAAGCAAATAGATACTCGGGTAAATATAGTATCGGTGACCGTGTTATAGGTAAATGGAATAAGATTCCTTTTGTTGGCACGGTGGGTAATGACACATTAATTAATGAGATTGAAGGTCCAAGAATTAGTGTACATTTAGATTTGCCCATCAAATACAAAAATGTAGTATATAACGTTTTAACTGTTAAACACAAAGATATAAGGTTATTCACGTGAGCAACGTATCCGCACCCACTCCCTTACTTAATTATACCTTACGGTATAATATGCTAAAAGATATCATTGAAACAACAAAGAAAAATGATATTAAAAGGGATGATAATCGGGAAAAAGATAAAATATTAAGTATACAATCAGACAAACGTTTGGATCAAAATAGACTGTTTTTAGAAAGCATACAGGAAGTTAAACGATATGAATCGTTAAAACTTACAAGAGAATATCAGGAGTACCAATATCTATATAGTTTGGGTACAAAGATTGACAAATACATTTAATAATGTTATACTTACACAGAGGAATAAAAATGACTAAAACACTAATTGCAAAACCCGTAGTTAAAAATCAATTTTGGATTGTTACAGATGGCAAAGAAAAAGTCGGCAATGTATTAGCCGATGGATCTGGCTTTGAAGTTAAATTGAACGGTAATAAAAGCCATTATAAAAACACTACGGCTATTAAACGTAAGACAAATATTGAGTTTGAAACTGTACAAAAAGCAGATAAAACTAAACACGATTTACCCTTTAAGGTATATCCCACGACAGGCACAGTGTTCAATAGCATGTTAGATATCAAACGTAAATTACATTTGTTTACGACAGGTATTAAAAGTAAATGCTATCATGCCGCAGGATGGTTTGTAATACAACAAGGAAGTGAAAAAACAACAGTTTTTTGTCCTAAATATATCTTTATTGAGCGTTACCCATATCAAGGTCCGTTTAAAACAGAAGATGAAGCAAAAAGCATGATAAATAACTAATGATACATATTAAGCGATTTGTGGACAAAATAACCCTGATTGAAGGCAAACAGGGTAGAGATGTGGTTATTCCTATAGGTGAGGCCCGCGGATTGCGTGATGAGTTAACTAAACTACTTGCAGATAACTATGAATTGTTACAAAATACAACCAAAGTAGAACCAGTATTTCAAGTAGAGATGAATGGTGGTAGATTTTAATGAGTAGAACACAACCTAAAATATTACTTGAATTAGTAGATAAAGTAACATACAAATGTGACCAAATTGTAGAAGCCGCGGGAATATGGGCTGTGTTTTATGACGGCCAACCTATCAATCTAAAAAGCCAACATTACTTAGATAACGAAGCAACACCTAAGTATAAAAAAACTAGCTTTAGTAACCCAGGACATGCACGTAATCTATGTCGTAAATTGAATGTACAATTCAAAACAGATAAGTTTACCGTAGTGTTTATGAATTCCGGTAGAGTTGTCTACCCAGATGAGTAAGCGTAAGACACTTAAAGAAACTATAACAGAAGTTGTATTGGCTCAACTTCCTGATTCATTACTCCAAGAAAAAAACAGCTCGGTAGATAAACTACTTTTTAAGTGGTGGATGACTGGGCGCCAAGACGGACTACGTTTGACTGATGTAGGTGATTTAGCATTTAGAACGGCTGAAATAGAATTCTATCAGTACGAACTTAAAATACAGCCTGAAACGCAGTATCATGCTTACATACTAGAACTTAATAAAAAAATCAAATGCCCCTATTTCATGGGGGTAAATAAAGACGGAAAGAAAAGTTTTCCCTACATACGATTTTATGACAGTAAAATTGCCATGATGATAAGTCTGTATGGAAATGTAAACGAATATTTAGATAGTATAAAGGTAAAAAAATGACAGAAAAGAAAAACCCAAATCCATTTATTAATTTAGCTAACGAAGCTAAAAAGAAAAATACACCAATGATTAATGGAAAGAAAACAGAACAAAAAGCCCCTAAGCCTAGTAAAGGATTTGGTGGTTCAAGTGTTGTACGTAGAACGGGTAGGGGTGGTTAATACCACTGACCCTCATTACGCATACGTTTAATGAAATTCAAATAGGTGCTACATATTCCGTAGCATCTTAAATGTACTGTACTAAGTAATCCGCGGTCCTTAATTTCAGGAAGCGCAATGATACTAGTATCATTAACTGGCACTGTACCGGGTGTCCATAACTTATTGCTACTAGTTAATGCATTGACCATACTATTAGGTTGATAGAAGTAGTTTGGATATTGTCTTAATGATTGTGTAGTAAACCAATCATATGTTTCTTGATTTCCGCATTTAATCCAAAAACGATTACCCTGCAGATATTTGTCAGTAACTGGGATAGGTGCAGCTTCTGGTCCAACACACAATGTATCATCTATGCGCCAAACATCAACCATACAAGAGAAACCATTATTAAATGATCTTCCTATTTGGTCGGGGGTATTGGCATCTTCATAGTCTTTTCCGTCAAAGATTCCTTGATAAGATATATATAACATAATGTATTTATGTCAACGAAACAGTTGGCTACCGCGTTATATATATGTAGACTATAAAATCTACTTCATTAACTTAAAGGAAACTTAAAATGAAAACATTAGCAATCGCACTCATCGCCTCTTTCAGTATTGGTTCTGCCTTCGCACAAGCTGCCAAGCAACCTGAAGGTATTGCCAAAATGGCACCGGCAGCAACAGCACCGGCTGCACCTGCTAAAGCAGAAGCACCAAAAGAAGAAATGAAATTGGCTAAGAAAAAGGATGCTCCCAAGGCAGACACAAAAAGTGACGCCAAGCCAGCTAAAGCCGACGATAAAAAAGCCGAAACTTCTAAGAAGTAATCCATACAGACTTATTGCAATTAAAACTTGGGGACTTGATCCTAATAATGTTCTAATTGGTGATGAGGATATATTAGTCAATTCCCGTCGTATTATATTAAAGATTCAAACTTCTTTAATTAACGATGAGGAATTAACTGATTATGTCAAGGTAAGATTGTTTCTGGCCAGAGAATTAGCTATGTCAAAATATAGAAAAATCTATCAGAAGGCATAAATATATATGAAGTTAGGGGTTCTTCATAAAAACCCACTATTAAACACACACATAGGAGATATAAAATGTTTAACACAGCAACTTACGCCTTTATTGACGGCGTTTCAGACTTTAAAAAGAAATTCGTAGAACAAACAGTTCAACACGAAGGCATCAAAACAGCAATGAATACATTCGTTGATGCACAATCAAAATACACAAAAGCAGCCGCAGATGCAGGAATGCAATCAGCAATGGCTTTGGGTATGATTTTCACAAGCAAAGATTTTTATACACAATTAGCTGACCAGTATAAAGCAATAGTACCTGCTTTCAATACTGCTAAATCTGCTAAATCTACAAAGGTTAAGTAATATGAAGAAACTTCTAGGGATGCTTATAGCGTTCCTGGGTTTCTCTACAGATACCTACGGAACAGAGTTAGAAAGATATATTGTTGGCCGAAATCCAAAAGATGCAGGCGACATTGAGCGATTGACCCATGAGTTCCATCGCAAACAATCAGATTGGAGATTTCTATGAACACACTTAAACAACTATTCAACAGCCTACTAGAGGCAATACAGTCTATCAAAGACTACAAAGCAAGTAAAATGAAATGACTACTTGGTGGCCGGTGTCAGATGAAGAATGGGAACGACTTAATTTCCCCGAAAGATTTGAACAACCTAAAAAAGTAATATATACTGTATGAACATTAACACAGTAAGGAAACACAATGTCAGACTACACACCAAAACTACCAGAAGTTAAATTCAATAAAAATGGTTACGAAATTCGTACCGATATTTTATCAATGGCTAAAGACCTAGTAGGTCAAGAGTATCATGCTAAATATATGGGCTGGGAAGTCAGTGCCGAACGTGATGAAAAAACCGGACAAATTGTTAACAAAGTAAACATGCCAGAGTTTCCGGGTCTAGATAAGATCCTTGAAACTGCTGAAAAAATGTACGGCTTTGTTAATCAGGCTTCTAGCAAAAAATAATGATACATGATCAATTGACCATTGTGTCCGTAGTTGGTCACAATAATGGTTCTGTTGCCATACCTTCTATTATGAAAAGTATGCAAGAATTACCCGGCAGTAAAGGGTTACTTCTATCAATAGAAAAACCAGAAAATCTTCCAGATGAAATAGAATGGAAGCACATATATTTTCTAAATTACAAACAATATACTGTTTTTATGATGCATTCATTATATGCATTTATTAAAACAGATTACTGTTTAGTGGTTCAAGATGATGGTTGGGTACTTAACGGTGACAAATTCACTGAAGAATTTTATGAATATGATTACATTGGTCCCCCTACTCATTGTGGATTTCAATTTAGTAATGACGCTTCTAACATTGAACATTTGTTTTTACAATTTCATTGGCTTGATAAACCTAATACATTGGTTGTACAAAACGGCGGATTCTCATTAAGAAGTAAAAGATTTTTAGAAGCATGTAATGTTTTAGGAATTACACATACTAGTCCTGAACCTATCATGTTAAAAAATGATTCGATGAAGAAAGCTAAACCCTGGATTCATAATTGGAATGAGGATGTTCAACTTACTGGATTACTTAGACCGGCATTAGCATCATGTGGTTATAAATTTGCACCACTAAGTGTAGCTACTAGATTTGGCATAGAATACTTAGATCCTATTTGGCATAAAGATATAAATTTTAATAACATTGTAGGTCATCATGCTAAATCCAGAATTCTATTACCTAACAATACAGTTAAAGTTCCAAACAATGTAGGTAAGGTAGGAGAAATGGAACGAGATTTAATTAGTTGGATGGCAAATATAAAGAAATATAATGTCATAATGGACAAAGATTGGGAAAGCAAATTTGGTGGTGGAGACGGTTCTAATAAAAGTGTAGTACGTTAGTATTCAAAAAAAATACCCCGGAAACGGGGCTTTTTTATGCCCAAAATTTGACATTAAATGGATTTGGCTATATAATACATACATAGACAGTAAAGAAAAGGACTAAATTATGACTAAATTCATCAAGGGCAACTTCTACGGTACAGAGTATGTTGACTATACAAACCCAGTTGACGGTACTACAAAGTTTGTAGTACGTTTCAAATATGCTAAAGGTAGCAAAGCAAGTTTCCTTACATTCCTTACAAAGAACTTTACAGTTGAGGAATACTTTGCCCGTTTGGAAAGTGAATCCCCGCTAGAAATCCTACAGTCTAAGGGTTTTATTCAACCCCACATTAAAAAGATGCTCAAAGAACAGGGTTACTCAGTTACTAAATCAGGATTTGAGCAATTGGTCCAAGATAATGTTGCAAAAATGCAACAAAAATTAGCCGCATAAATTTGACATTAAATGGATTTGGGCTTATAATAGAATCTTAGACAGTTAGATAAAGGACATAAAATGACAGACCAAGAATTTGATGTTAAATTTGCTTATTTTGATAAAGCACGTGACGAGTTGGGTTTGAATGCCGTTTGGTCAATCTACGAGGTTGACGCCTTGCACGAAACTCATCCTTTCAAAGGTGTCACAAAAGTTATCTATCAGGCTTATGGATCCGGTGATCATGAGGTTGCTATTGAAGGTAATACTTGGAAGTCATTGTATATTGCGGCTGATACTCTTATCAGTAACAGTGGTGACAACCATCACATTTTTATTGAGTCTTTCAAACAAAGCTCAATTGACCCTGAAATCTTATTTGTGACTACAGGCTCCTAAATTTGACAATAAATCAATTTGGGTATATAATAGAATCTTAAACAGTTAAACAATAGGAGTTAAACATGAAAGCATTGCAAAAATACATTGACCAGAAGAATCACTGGAACAGTTTCTTCAAAGGTGAGCAATACGAAATTGCTACTGCCCAAGGTCGTCAACGTTTGGCAGATCAAATTGATTCTGCTCTTAGCCCTGAGAACTTGACCTGCGATGGTGAACTTCCCCGCGCAGAGGTCAATCGGAGATATAAGGAGTTGATGACTGCCGCTAAACAATTGAAACAGTTGGATCCATCTGTTAAGTTTTACGAATACGAAACTGAAATTTAAGGAGAAGATGATGTACGGATTTGCTAACGTATCAAATATGACTAGTCGTCAAATTCAACGTATGGGTCACGAGGATGATGCTACTCCTTATCGTGCAAGAACCAAAACTCAAAAGGTTGTTGTGAATTACAATGCCGATGATGTGTGGAGTGCGGCATGTGCGGCTCAACGTATCAATGGTAGTTATATCAAGTTGAGCGTGGTTTCAGAATCAGATCCTGCTACAACAAAACTATCCAATCGTATGATTATTGAACAATTGTTAGCAGACCTATCAGGTATCACCGACAAGGATCGTGAACAGGGTGTAAAGGTTCGTGCTTTTTATCAAGCATATACATTCAAGATCCTGCAAGGTAAACAACTAAGTGATTTTGACAACACCGCAATGCTTATTGCTAATCGTGATGTTATCACTGGTAATTATGATGTTGCTGTTATTGCTAGTTTGCCTTCATGCTACGAGCGTGGTGTTGTACGTCAATCGGCGGATCAACGTATTAACTTTGCTACAGGTGGTTTTATTGGTAAAGCTAATGACAAGGTGAATGCTTCTATTGAAGTATTGAAATCAGTATTTTCAATGAAATGGAATACAAACTATGTTACTGGTATTACTACTGATGACCAAGTAGTGTTCTTTGCTTATAAAGAAGCATTGGATATTGGCAAAGTACTTGAAATTCAAGGTACTGTTAAAGCACATAGAGATAACAGTACCCAACTTAATCGTGTAAAGGTGATTGCGTGAATACAGAATTGATTCAAAAGTTAAAGGCACAATGTATCGTGCGTGAAGTACGTGGTACTAATGCGTTTGACAATTATATGGTTGATCGGTTTGATACTGAAAAGTTTGCAAAACTGATTGTCAAAGAATGTGACCGTTATGCCCGTAGTGTGTGGGAACATGGTCCTTTGTTAGGTAGAGACCTGTTAATCCATTTTGGAATTGAGGAGATGAGTGATGAATAAAGATATGCAAATTATGTTTAAGCAAGCAGGTGGTTATATTGAAATTGATGAGGACGGTAATATTTTTACCTATGCACATGATTTTGATCCTGATAAGTTTGCTAGGTTGGTTATTGAGTCTTGTACTCAAACATTAGTCAATCATGGCTATACAGATGCGGCAACTGTTTTAGAAACAGAGTATGCTGAAAATTGGCAAAAGTATGAATTTCCGGAGATTTAAAATGACAAATTTATTAATAGGTTTTGTTCTTGGTATTATTGTATCAACTGTAGGCTTTAGCGGTATTGCTAAAATGGCTGACAACGGTGTGGAAAAAGTTAAACAGGTAACTGTTGAACAAGCTAAGTGAAATATAAACGTAAAAAGGTGGAGGATATTATGGGACTAGATATGTATGCTTATGTTGCCAGCAAAAGAGGGCAATACAATGAATTCTACGAAAATGCAGAGTTTAATGGAACAACAAATGATTTTGAAAGTGATACAGTTACTAAGCCGTACGAGATTGCGTATTGGCGTAAGCATCCTAACTTACATGGTTGGATGGAACAACTCTGGGTTAGTAAAGGTCGTCCAAGGCAAAGTGTTGGTTGGCCTATATTCAACGGCATTGAGTTAGAACTAACATGGGATGACTTAGATAACCTTGAACGAGCCATTCGTCACGGTCAACTTCCAGATACAGAAGGTTTCTTCTTTGGTAATCCATCTGATAATCATTACTATGAACAAGACCTTGAATTTGTAAACAACGCTAAGGCAGAAGTGTTCTTAGGACTAAAAGTATTTTACAATAGCAGTTGGTAACTAAATACTCCGTAAGGAGTAACATCATGGATACTATTAAAACAACAATTATAACAATGCTAGTAGTTGTAGGAATATTGTGGTTAGTACGGGAAAGCACAGATGATCCTGATTATATTGTGTTAGAGTATCAATGTTCCAAATTAGGTACATATGAACATGTACCAACTGAAGTAACCGAAGAATGTAATAACCGTAAGGCAAAATAATGGCTATCTTATATCGCATCAAACCCACTGATAAAAAATCAGTTGAAGCATTCTACGATGTTTTCAGCAAAGATGAACAAGGCAACATCCGTGGTTGGAGTGTCACCGAACTATATCGCTGGGGTCAAGGCTTTGTAGAAGATGAATCCGAGTTGCCCTTTAGTGATGATAGATATCATTCAGTAGATCCTACTATCGGTTGGGGTTGTGAACTTGAGGACCTCTGTGCCGTAGATTTTGAGTTTGATGACAGTTTTACCGATGAAGAAAAAGAAGAAATTGAAGAACTTTGGGCAAACGGTGACCCAAATGATGAATATGAACGTAGTGGTGCGGCTTGGTTATATGATTATAGCGAATGGGAAGTAGAAGAAGATACTATTACTATTTTGGGTCCGTTTGTAGTTGACAAAATTGACGAGGACGTGTATAATGAGAGTATTGAAACAGTAGAACTTAAACCCCGTCCACCTTTTGTAGCAACAACAGCGTGGCCATTCTCAGGATAAAATATGAATGTTACACCAGCAGACAAAGGCCCGGGCATAACGGGCTTTATTGAAATCTTTGAGGGTAGGCTTAACAAAATGAAGCTACACCTTAAAGCTGAATTAGGCAAGGCCAAACATGATAGGGATCGTAAGATGATTAAAAGTCAGCTAGCCGATGCTAAGAAACTTAACAAGACACTGAAGGAAATGCGTAATGCCAATACCCGACTGTGTCCACATTGCGGAGAGAAACTATGAGTGCAAGTTGGATTAATAAATTAAACGAATCAGATAGCCGCCTTCATAAAGAAGATATCATTTTACAGGCGCTTGAGGCAAGTGTCCTAGGTAGCACTAATGCTCAGATTTTTCTGGGTTTGACTAAAGCTTGTTATAATCCCTACGTGACGTTTGGTGTAAGAAAAGTTCCTGATACAGCAGGCATCATTGATGCTGAAAATCCTTGGAGTGAGTTTAATACATTACTTACTATGTTATCACAACGTGATTTGTCAGGTAATGCCGCACTAGATGCTATCAATGAAATCAGTGAACGTTTTGATAGTATAGAATGGAATACATTCTGTGCTCCTGTTATTCGTAGAGA